ACCACATAGAAATGAAAGATGTTATAGTCATCTCAAAAACGATTACTCTTAGCACTCAACAACTTACCGCAAGCAATTCATGGATCTTTGCGTCAAATGTGCACTCTGATTCTAGAAGAGGGTGTAGTAGATCTTTCAATCTTTTTGGAAGAGTGCTTGAACTATCAATTGACTGCCGTCGCCATGGGAAGTGCCGTTGCCATGCCCTCACAGTCGACTTTGGGAGAAGTTTTACTCTTTCGGGATTTATTGTACGAGATGGAATTAGATCAGAAGGTGCAATCCTCTCCCCTCTCTCCGTTGACGTTGAGCAAGTTGATGGTCGCAGCATTGTTGTATCAAGAAACCTTTGGACACCAACCCGAACTTTTGGAAAGTGCCATGAGAAGACATTTGAAAATCTTGGTGACATATTCCGTCATGCAAGGGGATTTGAAGGAATCTGTACTGGAGTTGCTCAAGAATCCAGCGATCAGCAACGAGGAGAAAGCGGTGATGAAGAACGTCAAAGAGATTTTAGTCTTGGAGCATCTGACTTCGTATACCTGGGCTTTGGAATTGGTAGCACAACAAAAGATCCTTGGCTGAAATCGTTCGCGAAAGCGATGGAGACAACCATTTTTGAAAGAGTCGGAATACTCAATATGAGAGATTACGACTTAATAGCTGAAAAGAAACAGCATGCAAAGAAGCTCAACACTCTCTACGGCGATCTTTGGAAGGATCTACACAGCATCTCTGAACTTGCTGCAAAGCAAAAAGAGCAAGCTAAGTTCTACGGTTTTCTGAAAGGTGGAATGATGGAGCCTCCCAAGCCCCCTAAAGTGTCTGTAAAGGACAAAATGGATGATATCCTGGAAAACGCCTATCACATTTCTCAGATTCAAGATAGAATTAGAAGAAAGCCAAGACGAGGACCAGAGATCATCAACCAAGAACTATTGACCCATACCATTACCGAACAAGAAGCCTCTTACTTAGACGAATGGTATGCAATGAAGATGTCAGTAGGAGTGCAAGTAGATCTCTCAAACAGAAGAAAGGAAATCATAGATCATTTCTTAAAAAGAGTGAGAGAAGACCCTATAAGGAAGACTGAGATTCTCACTGAAGCTCTGAAGAGGAACGAATTGAATGAAAGTGAAATAGAGAGGATCTTTATTCTGACTCAAACAAGAGATATCTCTGCCCAAAGCTCAGAAGGGAGTGATAGTGAAGAGGAAGCAGCGACAATCGGGAGAAATAGGATGCTGATAACTCCTGAAAACATTCTTTCTCTTCATAACAGAGATATAGATAGGACTCTTGTTCAGTTGGCAACATTCGAATATGAGATGCCTAGGCCTGAGTTCTGGGGCTTGCTAAAGGGAGAAAAGTGGGCAATCTTAAGGGATCCTGATCACCCATTGGCATCCAGAGATCAAGGAGATATCATCAAGTTCACATATCGAGATGTAGGCACAGAGAGCAGTTTCAAAGTTGTCGTTAAACGGAGGTTTGAGTTTAAGAACCTGAAAACAGCTCTGTTGAGTATTGGTAGTAATCCATTTTTAGGGAATCTATTGGATATGAAAGCTTCCTATACAAAGATGGTAGACCTATACAATGTCGAAGGTGATAACGTCGTACTGGTTTTATCTCAACCATTTTCTGCAGATCAAACAAACCCAATGTTGAACGACATCATTGTCTCTGTACCTCTCAACGCACCACTTCCAGAGTTACCTCAAGGTCCAAGGAAGTTGGTTGTTAAGACAGTAAACTTATTGGACAACAGATTGGAGAAGGCACTACTGCAGTCGAAAAGTAAACTCAACCCTGATATAGAATACGAGAGATTTCCTGGGCCAGATGGGAAATGGGAGGTCAACTACAACAAGATCGAAGGGGCGAGATGGGTCCAAAGCTTCCCTGAAACGATGACTGAACACAACAAAGACGAATTCAACTTGAATTTCTCTTTTTTAGTCACCTATTTGTTGCAGAAGAGATGGTGGTATTTGATGGACAAGCGGCTTGCATACACCCATGACGTGCCAGTAGAGATCAACGGAAAGGTTGTTACGCCAGATTTCATTTTTGAAGAAGCCGGAAAAAGAACCGTTCTAGAATTTAAGACATTCAGAGGGCTACCTAAAGATGAGACTCTGATAGAAACTATCAATGAGGTTAAGTTGAAGTACAGTCCTATTGGAGATATAGTTCTAGTCATAGTTGTCGCTGATGATGACTTTGCAGTTCACATAGGATGTCCAAGCCAAGAGCAACAGTTCTACGCTGAGATGCTTCGCAGGAAGGATGCCTATATGAAATATGGAAGAGGAAAAGCTGAGTGGATTGAGGAGAATTCCAAACTAAAAGAGGAGTTGACTACTAAGGAGGAACTACTTAGACTTGCTAGATTTAAACCATGGTTGGATGAGTTTCCAGAGACTATCCCCTATGAGAAGGTTAAGGATTACTGCTTTGACTCAATGTCAAGAATGAAGCATTTTATTCAACCTCATTTGATGGAGCCTGAAGACATCCCGAAGGAGTGTCTGAAGCCTATGCCTAGACATGACAAGACCTTCACTACTGAAGCCGGGTCATTTACAGAGTCAGTGCCATCCTACAATATCATGAGTGAGCATGGTAGAAATAGAGATTTGAACAAAGCAGCAGTGATCAATGATGGTAGACCTGCCAAGGTTGACAAAGACGGAAACCCTGTTCCCATCAAGTACGGACATGCTTGCCACCAACTGTTACCTTATTTGTGTAACTTCGAAGGTTCTGCTAAACTGGAAATGTTGGAACTGATAGGAATCGGTTTGCCTAAAGAGGAGGACTTGGCTTTTAGATATTGGTCTCATATGAAGAAAGTAATGCCTTTGATAGAGAAGGCAAATCGCAACATCGCCATGATTCACAGCGAATATGATAAAGGTATATTCGATCTGCTGGGAAAGGAATATGGGTTTAGCACCACAAACTACCTGAAAGCAAGGGAAGCGATCAGAAAGTTCGTGAAAAGCAACATTGAAATCTTCGACAGATCCTTGCCTGAAGGGATGAGTGAGCTTAAGGAGTACTATCGTCCATCAACAAGGGGAACTTTGAGGGCAAAAAATTCTGAATTTAGGCACAAATATCAGCTTGGTGTGGGAGGTCAGAAACCTGATAACTCTGATAAACTTGAAGCTTATGGCTTAAAACCTGAAGATGACTTTGGAGCTTTATCAGATGTTACACTGGATAAGGTGTTTGAGTTGCTCGATAGACTAAGAACACCAACTATCCCTATCTTCAAATGGGAAACAGCATACCCGTTCAATCCTACCAGCAATGATGCTCTGAAACATCTTGCAGCAGATCCAGAGGCCCATGTTAGGCATTTGTTCACTAAACCCGGAGGTAAAGCTATTTGGGCTACCTTTAAGTTCATGAGAGATATAGTGATGAGCATTCCCATTTTCGGAACAAAGTATGCCAAGACAGACGAAATGAAAGTCTTTGAAAGCAAAGAACTTGGATGTGTTGTATTTGCTAGCATTCATCCCAATGAGAACCAGAGTGGTATCATTAAGGTGTACCAGAAAGCACCAGAAGACGTTATTCAGGTTCTCACTAGCGGAACCTGCTTAGGGGATTGGACACAGATTGCTCCTGGATTGGTTGCTTCAGGATGG